CGAGTCGGCAATCGACCTCGCCGTGTGGGACTCTCTCGCGTCTCCGGAGACGGTGGAGTGGCCAGCCCCGTCCCGGGTGGTCCTCGGTGTCGACGCCGCCATAGACGGGTCGGCGGCCACGATCTGCGGTGCGTACAGGGACGGCGACGACGTCGTCATGGGCGTGGTAGAGACGAGGCCGGGGACGGCGTGGCTCTCGGGCGCGGTGATGCGAGCCTACGAGGCCGGGTACACGTCCATCTATGCCGACGCCGTCGGTCCTACCGGGACCATCGTCGATGAGCTAGACGACGTGGGTATCCCCGTCGTGCGTCTGTCGACGCGTGAGTACGCCTCGGCGTGCCAGTGGCTCCAGGACCGATCACGCGCGGGTACGATCCGCCACGACGGTGACGAACAGGTCCGCTCAGCCCTAGAGTCGGCGACCGTGACGCCCATGGCCGGTGCCCTCGTTTTCAACGCGCGCAGGTCCCCCGCGCCTATCGACGCCCTGCGGTCGCTGACTATCGCCGGGTATCAGGCGGGCCGCCGGTCGGGCCGTCTCCAACTGTTCTAGGCATGTGGTATAATGAGCGCATGGGTTGGAGCCTATTCGGATGGTTGAAGCGGGGGCGGGCCGACAGTGGCCTGTCCCCCGCCGTCCTGCCCCCGTCCCGTGATGCCGCTGTCGCAGCGCAGGAGATCGTCGGACTCGACGGCGTCTACCGGGCGCTGTCATACATCCAGACCCTAGCCGGGCAGCTCTCGATTGACGTATGGCGCGGTAATGAGCAGATCAGCTCCCCTCTCGTCGACCGTCCCGATCCGTGGGCGTCGCAGCGCGCCTGGATTGTCGAAACCGTCGCAGCGCTTGCGCTGCACGGCAATGCGTTCTGGCAGGTCCGCAGGGATGAGCGCGGCGGTATCGTGAGCCTCGAAACGCTCGATCCGACCCGGGTCGGCGTTACCCTTGACGCGTGGCGACGCGTTCACTACACCGTGGACGGTGTAGAGGTCGACCGTCGTGACATCGCGCATCTGCGGTATCTAGTGCAGCCCGGCGATCCGGTCGGCCTCGGGCCTATCCAGGCTGCCCGCCGTGGCCTGGAGGGCATGGTCAGACTTGGGAGCTATGCGGATTCGCTCTTTATGACGGGAGGCGTCCCGTCTGGCATCCTATCGACGGACGAGGCGATCACCGCCGAAATGGCTGAGGAAGCCTCCAGGGAGTGGGACCGCAAGCAACGGGCGGGCAAGACCGCCGTCCTCGGGCGCGGCCTCACCTATCAGCCGGTCGGCGTCAAGCCCTCTGACCTACAATGGCTCGACTCTCAGAAGTGGAGCGTTGTTCGTATCGCGCGCCTTTTCGGCATCCCGCCCGCCAAACTCGCGGTCGCCATTGAGGGCGGCTCGCTCACCTATAACAGCGCCGAGGGGGCCAATCTTGCGGTGGTGCGCGACATGCTCATGGGCTACCTCAGCCCTATTGAGGATGCCCTCACGTGGCTGCTACCGCGCGGCCAGCGCGCACGCTTCAATCTCGATGCCCTATTGCGACCGGATACTGCTAGTCGCTACCAGGCCCACGCGACAGCCCTCCAGGCCGGTTTTCTCACGGTTGACGAGGTGCGAGCAATCGAGGGCCTGCCACCACTGACAAAGGAAGAGACTCATGACGATGCAGAAGCGTGATGCCGCGCTTGAGGTCCGCTCCGTAGACGAGGAGACACGCTCTTTCACCGCGATTGGTGTCCCCTATGGCCAGATCTATGATCTGGGCTACTACCGAGAGCGTTTTGAGCCGGGTAGCGTGGATGCCTCCGGAGCCGTGCTTGTCTACCAGCACGCCTATCCTATCGGCACGATCACCGCGACGAGGGAGACGGACGCCGGTCTGGAGATCGACGCCCATATCTCCGAGACCAGTCGCGGCGACGAGGTGTACACCCTCATTAAGGACGGCGTGTTGAAGTCGATGTCAATCGGCTTCGAGCTTGAGGAAAGCCGTGAGGACACCGTTGACGGCATCCCGGTCACTACGGTGACAAAGGCCCGCGCCATTGAATTTTCAGTCGTCCTCAACCCCGCCTATCAGGACGCGAAGATTAACGAAGTGCGAAGCACCGACAACAACAAGGAGACCCGTATGTCCGAGATTGCCGACCTCCAGGCACAGATCACCGACCTGGAGCGCCGCCTGTCAACCGCCCCCGTGGCTGCGCCCGCCCCGGCAAAGCCCGATATGCGTACTGCTGGTGAGTACCTGCAGGCCCTCGCCTCGGGTGACACGGCGGCCCGCGACTCGCTCGCCCCCTACTGCACTCGTGCCTACCAGGGCGGTACGACGGCGGATGACGCCCTCACGTCGCAGCCCGCCTTCCTCAAGGATCTGACCGAGATTATTGAGCAGGCCGACCCCATCTCTCCCCTGTTCTCGCGAGGCCCCCTGCCCGTACAGGGCATGACCCTAGAGTTCCTGGAAGTCTCCGACAATACGGTGACTGTCAAGCGACAGGAACACGAGGGCGACCCCCTGCCTATCGGCAAGGTCACCACCAAGGTTCGCACCGCCCCGATCAACACCTGGGGTGGGGCCAATACGATGAGCTTCCAGGAGATTCAGCGGTCTCGGGCGAACATGGTTAGCGTGACCGTGCGCGCCATGGCCGTTGCTGCGGGCCGGGCTGCCGCCGCTGATTTCCACACCAATTTTGAGGCGGCTGTCAAGGATCAGGCCGCGAACGCGATCAGCATTAACAAGGCTTTGACTGACGTCAAGTACGCCGACCTGATCGGCCTGCTCCTCGACGCCAGCGCCGCCTACCAGGAGCTGGGATACCGCTGCGATGGCCTGATCGTTGACCGTGCGACGTGGGCGGCCCTCGTGTCCCTGGAGACCAGTCAGGGAGTTCCGCTCATGGCCCTGTCCGGACATGGCCAGGGCGTCGTTGGCACTATCGCGTCCGACGTTCTCGCGGGCACCCTCGGAAATCTCCGAGTCATCCCCGACCTCAAGGCGACCGCCGCGCGAGGTGACAAGATTGCCGGGTCTTTCTTCAACAGTGAGGCTCTCAGGGTGTACACGTCCGGTGTGGCCCACCTGCAGGACGACAACGTTCTGACCCTCACCCGCGACATGAGCGTGTACTACTACACGGCGATTGCGCAGGAACGACCTCAGCTGATCGTCCCGCTCAAGATCGGCGCCTGACGTGCAGCCTGCAACAACCGCGCAGATCGACGCTTTTCGCGCCTACCTGCGCTGCACTGGAACCGACCAAGAGCTAACGCCCGTCTACGACGCGGCCCGGCTCTTGGTCGCCCAGTACGTCGCCGACCGGGATGTCCCCGATGAAATCCTACTACTGGCTGTCCATAAGGTCGGCTCGGAGCTATGGGCGTCCCGCGACGCTGTCGGGGGCATCGTGACCGGGTACACGGACATGGGGTCGGGTCTGCGTCTCGCGCGTGACCCCATGGTCGCAGCGCGGCCCATCCTCGCACCATATCTCCCGCTTGGAATCGGGTGAATCGTGTTTGACCTGACAAAGATCAGAACCCAGCTCGCCACCTCGATTGAGGAGGCGACCGGCCTTCACGTCGTCGCACACGACGTGGACCGCCCCAATCCGCCTGAAATTGCAATCCTCGCGGGGTCCCCGTGGGTGCAGCCCTCCGAGATGCCCACGTACGGCCAGCTCTGGGATGTGCACCTGCAGCTCATCATCACGGCCCCTCGCGGCAAGCAGGGCGAGGTGACTGAGGCCATGGAAATGAGCGTTTCGCTCATCCTCAGCGCCCTCGCCTATGAGGGCCTATGGACAGTAGACAGTGTCTCCCAGCCGTACGTGCTGGCTGGTGAGACGTATCAGCTCCCCGCCGTCACAATCAGTGTGCACGGCCCGATCCGAAACTAAGGAGAACTATCATGGCCGACGAACGAGAATCGCCCCGCATTAAGGGGCAAAAGCTTGGGTTCCAAATCCAGGGTAAGGCAGTTTGGCCTGATATGAACGGGGCTGAACTCTCCCCGTCGTCCGACGATTCGTACGCAACGTTCGGGAGTATTCTCGCGGGTGGGACCCCGATGCAGCTCAAGGTCAGCGGCATCGTGTCAACCGCCGCGACAAGCCTCTGGCGACTGCTGTTCGACAACGTGGGGAAGGACCTTCCCTTCGTTTTTGCCCCGAATGGCAACGAAACGCCCAGCGCCGATCAGCCCCACTACGTCGGCCGCGTGACTATCAAGCAGCCGCCCAACCTGCCTGTCAAGATCAACGATGTCTCCTCGTTCGACCTCGAAATGCCGGTCGTCGAATGGTCTCAGAAGACCAGCGCGGCTGGCTGACGTGGGCGAAATAGTCGGGGTCCGCGTCCGTGGCCTCAGGGAAGCCATTCGTGCCCTCGAAAAAGCGGGTGCGGACTCCGAACAAATGCGAGATCTGATGCACGAGATCGGCGAGATCGTCGCCGTCCGTGCCCGTCAGCTCGCACCAGTCGGCAAGAGCCGACGCCTGAAAGCCTCAATCCGCGCGGGACGCGGCAGGACAAAAGCCGTCGTCCGCGCTGGGTACGAGCGCAAGAGCATGCCATATGCGGGCGTTGTGCACTACGGGTGGCCCGCCCGCAACATCCTACCCGACGAGTTTTTGGCGGACGCCATGGATCAGACTCGCGGTGAGGTCCTAGCTCGCCTAGACACTGGCATCGGTGAGCTGCTAGAACGCAACAATCTAAAGTGATAGGAACTGACGTGAATTTCGATTCCCTGAGCATTGGCGAGGTTATCGAGCTGGAAGACATGGCCGGTATCCCGCTCGCACAGATCGGTGATGACAAGCCGGTCGGTAGGGTCCTCCGTGCCCTCGTGTACATCATGATGAAGCGCGCTGGCCGCGAAATGAGCGTCGCTGAAATCGACGCCCTCCCCGTCTCCGAGACGGAATCCATCCTTGCACCGCTCGAGGAGGACACCCCCCCTATGTGAGGGAGCGCGCACGCGACATGGCGGCCCTCGTGGTCGCCGGTGTGTGCGCCCCTCCAAGATATGAAACGCTAACCCTCCTAGAGAGGGCGGCGCTGATCAACGCCGTCAAGGCCAGTCGCAGATAGAGAGGTGTAGACGTGGGACGACAGTCCGTGATCGTATCAGTTCTTGCCGATACGAAGCGCTTCCGTAGCGGTCTGGGTAACGCGGCCTCGGCCCTCGGCGACCTCGGGGCCAAGCTCGGCACCACCGCCGCCGTCGGCGTCGGGGCACTCGCAGGCCTCGGCGCGGGCGTCGTCGGCCTCGCCGCCAAAAAGGGCATCTCTCGAGCGCTCGGCATTGAGGAAGCCACAGCCAAGCTCAGGGCACTCGGCATGCAGGGCGAACAGATCACCCAAACGATGAACGATGCCCTTGCATCTGTCAAGGGCACCGCGTTTGGTCTCGACGCCGCCGCTACCGTCGCGGGCACGGCGGTTGCAGCCCAGATCAAGCCCGGCAAGGATCTGCAGCGGTACCTGGGATTGGTGGCTGACACCGCCCAGGTCGCTGGCACTTCCATGGAAGAGATGGGGTCCATCTTCGGTAAAGTGGCAAACAACCAAAAGGTCACCACCGAAGAAATGAACCAACTGGCAGATAGGGGTATCCCTATCTGGAAGTACCTCAGTGAGTCCATGGGTGTCAGCAATGACCAACTCCGAAAGATGGTCTCTGACGGCAAGGTCTCCCTGGAAGATTTCCAAGCGGCCATTGAAAAGAACATCAGCGGGGCCGGGCGTATCATGGCGGATACGACAAGCGGCGCGCTGAAAAACCTCAACGCCTCGCTTGGGCGTCTTGGCGCACTTTTCGCCGCCCCTGCCCTTACTCACGCCAAGACGCTTTTCCAGGAAGCGACAACCGGCGTGGACGGCCTGGCTACAGCTCTCAAGCCAGCCGCTGAAAAGCTTGAAGCGACGTTCGGCCCCAAGATCGAGACCCTGCTACAGGGATCTGGGCAGCGTTTCGCCGACTTCGCGACGGGCCTCCCTGCCAAGCTCGCGCCGGTGACAAGCGTGATCGGCGGCGCTTTCGAGAACGCGAAGCCGTACGTGAGCCGCGCCGTGGATGGGATCGGTACCGCGTTCGCGGGCCTCAAGGGTAAGGTGTCAAGCGCCTTCGAGTCCATGGGCGGCGGGCAGGGCATCTTGACATTCCTCACCGGAATCAAGGATCAGGCCGTCGCCGCGATCAGCCCCATCGTGTCAGCCGTCGCGCCCGTCGTCAGTCAGCTCGCCTCGGCGTTCGCGCCGTTGCTACCGCAGATAGCCTCACTGATCCCGACAGTTATGCAACTGTCAAGCGTTTTCTCCCCCATTTCGCTGATCTTCCACGCGCTGATGCCCGTCCTACCTCAGATTGCGACGCTGGTCGGTCAGATTGGGACGGCCCTCGCAGACGTCCTTGGGCAGGTCCTACCGCAGATCGGCCCGGCGCTGGAGGGTCTCGCGGGCCTACTGTCGGGTCTGTTTGCGCAGGTGGCCCCCGTGATCGGCGGCCTACTGACTCAGATCGGCGGCATCGTCACGGGGACGCTGATCCCAGCGATTGGGCAGCTCATGCCCATCCTGACGACGGTGATCCAGGCCGTCGTCGGCATGCTCGCGCCCATGCTGCCAATGATCGGCAATCTGCTAGGGGCCGTCGCGACGGTGATCGGGAGCATCCTCAACGCCCTCGCTCCCCTGGTCCCCGTGATTATCAGTATCATCGGCACTGTCGTGTCCGCCCTCGCGCCGTTGCTGCCTCAGATCGGGGCGCTCTTGGCAGCCGTCGGCGACGCTATCGCGCAGCTCTTGGTCGCTCTGTCGCCGCTCATCACGGTGATTGGCCAGCTACTCGGGCCGCTGCTGTCCGTCGTCATGGCAGCTCTGACCCCGATTATCGACCTCGTCGTGATGATTGCGAGCGTCCTCGCGTCGGTCCTCACCGTCGCGATCCAGGCGATTGTCCCCATCATCGCATCGGTGATTGAGATCATTACGTCGGGTGCAGCCCTCGTGACAAGTATCGCCGGGCCTGCGATCACGTGGATTGCCCAGCTGATCACGAGCTGTTTCCAGGCGATCTATAGTGTCACCATGGCCGTGTGGAACGCGTTGGTGTCAATCATCTCGGGGGCGATCAACGCGACGATTGGCACGATCAGCGGATGGGTTTCGTCGGCTATGGGCTACGTGCGATCCCTCGGGTCGGGGATATCGTCGACGATTAGCGGGGCGATGTCGTCTATGACCAGCGCGATTAGCGGTGGTGTCAACACCGCTGTGTCGTGGATCAGCGGCCTACCCGGCAAGGCGAAGTCTGCGCTGGGCAATCTTGGCAATACCTTATGGTCTGCAGGTAAGAGCTTGATTGACGGGTTTGTCAGCGGTATCAAGTCGGCGTTCGGCTCGGTACAGTCGGCGCTTGGCGGACTGACCGGCATGCTGCCCTCCTGGAAGGGTCCGGAAGACCTTGACAAGGTCCTGCTGGTCCCCGCGGGCCGCATGGTCATTGGCGGGTTCGTGCGGGGGCTGGAATCCCAGTACCCGCGCGTCAGGGCCTCCCTCACGGGTCTGACCCGTGATATCGCTCGTATGGACATGCTCTCCCCAGCCTCTGACCTCGCGGTGGCTGGCGGGCCTACCGTCGTCAATCAGTACACGATCAACGTCACGGCGGACATGCTGGCGCCGTCCGTGGAGGCGGGGCGTACCATCGCCGACGCGTTGGATCAATACGTGAGGATGAACGGGCGATGACAGTTCTCCATCCTCTCGCGCCGATCCGCTTGACAGAGTTCACGCATTACTCATCCGTTACTTTCCGTAACGGCGGTTGGGCGTACGTGACCAGTGCGGACAGTCTATGCTCGTTCGTACTGGATAACCTCAAGCCGGGCCTGCCCCTGCGGTACTCCATCACAGTGGAGACTGATAGTGATACGTGGATGGTGCTGCGTGCCGGGCGATCCGCCTCTACCGGAGGCGGGCGCACGCACCTACTCCAGGGCACGATGACCTCGGGCACGACGCTACCCGTAGACCTCTCAGGCGCACGATCCGGCCTAATCAAAGCATCATTCTGGTACATCCTGGATGACACGCTGGGAACGCGCCCCGCTGACAGCCTCAGCCTCCAGGCGTACTTCCCTGTACAGGACACCAATGCACTCCGGTGGAACGTCAGCAGGTGGGGGTCGACGCGATGGAATGGACCGCGCGGCGGGATCGTTTTCGCCTGGGATTTCGCGGCTTGGAACACCATCCCATGGGAGGGTGTCAGTCGCGAGGTGGAGGCGTGGCAGGACATCACGTCCCCCTGCACTCAGATCGACGTGACCCGAGGCGTCAAGAGCGAGGGTCCCGCGTATCTCGCTCAGGTCGGGACTCTGACGGCGACGGCGATCAACGCTCTCGCGCCTCGAGAGACTGGCATGCATCAGGGGACGCCCGTCCGCCTAGTGTATTGGCCCACACGTCAGGTGATGTTTACAGGGACGGTCACCGACCTCGAGTGCACGCCACACAAGCCGGGCGGCGCGATCCGCTACAAGACCATCATCACCGCGTCTGACATCGTCGCTCAGTTCGCGTCGACCATGCGTTACGGCGCACGCGGCGCGGGCACGCTCGGCATGGAGCTATGGAGCGAACGCCTCGCGCGCCTCATGGCGGGACGCCCCTACCTACTCAATTACAGCACGCCGCGCGCACCTGTCAAGAATCCCTGGGTCTCCGGCGTCGTGTGGGAGACCAACCTCGCCAAGCATCTGGACGGCCTGTGCTGTTCAGTGCGTGGGGCTTGGCATGTCACACGCGACGGCACAGTCAATGTCTACTCTGAACTGGGCAATACGCCGTCCATGACCTTCACTGACGACAGCGACCTGTCAAGGGCTTCGATACCGCCCGTCATGTGGTACACGGACCTTGACGGCGGGTGGCGTGCGACGGATGTCGTCGCTCGCGTGACACTCGAAAACCACGCCTGTAAAGTCGAAGCGGGCGAATGGCGGGCGGATGATACGTCGGTTTCACATGACGATGTGACCGGCTCCGAGGTGTGGGGCGGGACCGAGATCCGTGTTCCGACAACCCGCCTCGCGGCGGACCTGCCCGCGCTGGCAGCCTCATACATCACCAGTCGCGCCCGCGACTGGGTCCCATCCTCGTGCACGCTCCGGCCCCGTACGGCGCTTGACATCCTGCGGTGCGTCGATATGGAAAGCCTACGAGCGGTGACCGTAGAGTACAATGGGGATAGTCATCCCGCGCGCATCACGCGCGTGACACATAAACTCACCCCTACCGAGTGGGTGACCAAGCTCAATTTCGCACCTCGATAGGAGGCAAGTGTGAAGACATTCGTGCCGGGCGAAATCGCCCGCGCAGAAGACGTAAATTCCAACTTTGCCGAAGTGAAGGCACTCGCTGACAAGTGCCTCAATGGCATCCAGTCCGGCGCTTTCGCCACCGGCTCGTACGCCCCCGGTGAGACCTACGAGGGAACCGTGACGTTCCCCCGTGCTTTCAGCGCCGTACCCCACGTTGTAATGTCCGTGGCCTCGCAGCGCCTTCGCGTGGCGGTGTACGAAGTGACAGCGACAGGGTTTAAATATTATATGTGGAACGACACATCCGGCCAGTCCGGCGGTGAGAACCGCGCGCACTGGATTGCGACCGCGCTCTAGAGAGGAGATGCCACGTGGGAGAATTCACACCGGCCCACTATATCGCACAACGCGATACGCCGTGCAGAGTCATGGTCATCCATACCATGGAGGCCCCCGAGGGGCCTCAGACCGCCGAAAATGTGGCCCGCTATTTCGCGAGCGGACAAGTGGTTGCCTCGGCGCATATGTGCGTCGACCAGGATAGCGTCGTGTACTGCCTGCCCGCGTCGGCTGTCGCTTTCGCCGCCCCCGGCTGCAATCATGACGGCTATCAGGTGGAGCATGCCGGGTACGCCCGGCAGTCCCCCGAGGAGTGGGGCGACGCGGCGTCCGTCGCCATGCTCCAGCTGTCCGCACAGGCCACCCGCGAAATCGCCGACAGCCTCGGCATCCCGCTGCGTCATCTCACCGATGACGAGCTGGCAGCAGGGATGAGCGGATTCGTGGGACACGATCAGGTGTCACGCGTCTACAAGCGGTCTGACCACACCGACCCCGGCCCCTCTTTTCCCTGGTCCTACTATATGGGCCTCGTGACCGGCGAGTCTGCGCAGCTCGCAATCGACACCACAGAAGGAGAAAATGACATGCAGTTTGTCCGATCAAAGCAGACCAATACGATCTACGCGGTTACGCCTTACACCGTCACGGCCATGACCTCGGCGAAGGTCTGGCAGGATACCGTCAAGGCCTTCGGGCTTTCCGAGGAGTACACCGTCTCTTTGGATGACGGTGACATCGCGGCCATTGCAGCCGACTGCGCAGCGCGCCGTCAGGTCCTCGTCTCCGAGATCGCCGCAGCCCTCAAGGCGGGTGACTGATATGGACACCGCAGCCTTGCTTGCCGGTGCGGGCGCTCTCGCGCCGATCCTGGTCGCTGCGATCACTCGCGCGGGATGGTCGGCCACAGCGAAGCGTTGGGTTGCCGTCGCCGTCTCGGCGGCGCTGACCGGCCTCGTGTGGGCGCTCACTCGCTACCCTGAGGCCGTCTCGGCGATCCTCGGAGAGCTGGGCAGCGTCATCGCCGCAGCCCAGATCACGTACGCGGCCCTCAAGCCCACGGGGCTGATCGA